AGAGTTTGATTTACCTTTTCTAAAAAGTGAAGGCACCCATATAAAGCACCTGCTGCAAGGAGGATGCACAGTCCTAGTAGAGCTATGCATAAAAAATAAAGATATCCGCTTAAGAGGGATTGATTTCCTTGAGCTTCTCTACCTAATGTCAGAAGAAGACCTAAAAGTGTGGTTAGAATCAGCGTTAGATGACTAAAGAACCTGAATTTAGATTCCTCCCATTCCTTGAATGCTGCAATGTGCTTATCTGCCAGACTTTTTACCCTTTTCCTATCTAGGTTTCCTTCCATATTAAAACTTTAACATATTTATATTTCCAAATTGTTTGGTTGTTTCCAAATCGTTTGTATATTTGTTATCTCACACTAACAAAGTAAAGCTAATTAGCTGAACTGGCAAAGACAACTTTAATAAATGAGGCATTTACCCTATATGGAACTAACAAAATCTGAATACAGGATTGCCGAGTTTGTGACCAGGGGCTATAGCGAAAAGGAGATTGCCACTAAATTGTTCATCAGCCCGAAAACGGTGAACAACCACACCTATAATATCCGTAAAAAATGGAGTGCCCGGTGCGCCGTGGATATCGCAAGAAAATTCATCTTGAGCCTTGAAGATCCGAAGCAATTTTTTATCGCCCTGGTCTTCCTAATGTTTCAAGGTTACATAATGGCCACAAATCCTGATATAGATCTCAGGAAGCCCGCAAGAACATCAACCAGGTTAATCAGAACTAAAACAAACAGAAAAAATGAACACTACGATGGATAATCAATCAACAACAATAGTAAAAGGGGAGGAGCCGGGAAGCTTCTTGAGCCTCGAAGTCTCAAATTACCTGAGGACCTACACCAATGGCCAGGATAAGGCACAAGCCTCGGTACTCTCAGGAGTAGGCATGTCGCTCATAGCCTCTTTGGTCCTCAGGAAGAATCCATTGACCGATAACAGTATGAAGGCAATAAAAGAGTTGGTGATCATAGCCATTGACAAGTGCGAGCAACTCATCATAGATGCTTCCAAAGATGTTGAATCGCTCCGGGCCATTTTGCCGGAAGAAAGGGAGGAATCGTAATGAAGGCTTCAGTAAGGAACAGACTGGAAAGTCTTGAGGCTTTTGCAGACCTCATAAAAGAGCACGTGACAGTGCTGAAGAAGGAGCTGGAGGGTGGTGGTGCATCTGAGAGCTCCGCCCGGAAGGGTCCATTGCCTGAAAAGGAAATAGCGAAGGTTTTGGCCAAGCGCCAAAAATGGCGAATGAAAAAAGCCACCCGGCAAGATGGCTTTTAGGATCAACAACTGAATTAACAATCATCAAATCTATAAATCATGGTAAATGTACTAAAAAAATTAACAGCGGGAAACCCCCTGATACATTTTAAACTCTGGGAAGAGCTTGACGAATACGATACTGTGAAAACAGATGAAGAGCTATGTGATTTCTATCATAAGATGCTAAATAAGTTTGAGAACAGACCACTTGTAAGCACGTTCATCATGGCCATGATCTCCTATTCTATTGAGATCAATCTTAGCCAAATACCTACTGAAATATGAAGATAGGAATCGAATTTAAAAACGGTAGGTGGTTGGTAAATGACAAACGCCTGGAAGATCTGAACAATGATGAACGCCTATTTATGAATGCCTATTTATGAATGCCTTCTTTCGAGAGGTAAAAATCAAAAGTTGTGAAGTGGAATCAATTAATTAATGACCAGATAGCATCCATATCATATCACGCTATCGGAAAAAGGAATACTCAAAAAATCAATAACAACAAATCTATAAATCATGAAAACAATTCAAATCAAATCACTTTCCCTGGTAAACTTTAAAGGGATCAAGAAACTGGAGATATCGGATTTCCAGAAAGAGACTAATATTTTTGGTCAAAACGGGACCGGTAAGACTTCCATCTTTGATGCCTTTACCTGGTTGCTCTTTGGAAAGGATTCATCCGATCGGACCAACTTCGAGATCAAAACCCTGGACAAACTCAACAATGTGATCCCAAAGATAGAGCACGAGGTAGAAGCTCTTATTGATGTGGATGGGGAAGCCTTCAAATTAAAAAGGACCTTCCGGGAAAAATGGGCAAAGCGTAGAGGATCCCTTGAAGCTGAATTTGGAGGAAACGAAACCATGTACGAATGGAACGATGTACCGGTAACCGCAGGGGAATTCACATCCAAGATATCAACCCTTGTCGAAGAGAGCGTGTTCAAATTGATAACCAGTCCTACAGCCTTCAATTCATTGAAATGGCAGGAGCAACGTCAAGTATTGATTGATATCTCCGGTGGTGTTACAGATCAGGATGTTGCCAAGGGCAATTCTGAATTTGAATTGCTTCTTTCCAAGCTTGGAACCAAGACCATTGCCGATTATGAAAAGCAAATCAAAGCTTCCATCAGGAAATCCAAGGAGGAGATCAAAATGATCCCTTCCCGAATTGATGAAGTGGAACGGGGAAAGCCTGAGGCTATCGATTTTAATGAGGTGGAACGAGATCTTCAGGCCAATCAAAAAGAGCTTGAAGCTATAGATAACCAGATTTCAGATAAGGTAACTGCTCAACAGGAAGTCCTGAATAAGAGATCTGAAATTCAGAGAGAAATCCACAAGCTTGAATCCGAGATTGAAGATGAGAAACACATACTGAAACTTAAGGCCAAAACTAAATTTCAGGAACAATCTTCTGTGATTGATGATATCAATTCTAAGTTCGATAATCGAAATGAGGAACTGAGTAAAACCCAAAGACTTCTTAACAGCATCGAACAAAGCATCAAAAATTCCCAGAAAGACATCCAGGACCTAAAGGATAGGAATGATGAAATAAGAAACCAATGGAATGCTCGTAATGCTGAGGAGTTCCATATGGATGAAGATAGCTGCAAGTGTCCTACCTGTAAAAGGGATTTTGAAACTGAAGATATCGAGACTAAGAAAAAGGAACTCTTTGCCAACTTCCAACAGCAAAAAATGAAGGATATGGAAGGGCTTTCTTCACGTGGTAAAAAGAATTCTGGATCTATCAATGAAATTGAAGCTGAGCTAAAAACTTTGAATCAAAGAAAAGAAAAAGGTTTGACCGTTGTGGAAGGATTTATACAAGATCTTGAGGAACTGGAAAGTGCTTTGAGTTCAGCTCAGGATAATACGAATATCAAATCAGAAGTACATATATCGAATGAATTTTTGAAGGACAGCAAAGTTATTTCTGGTAAAATTGCTGAGATAAATACATTTGAATCAAGCCTTCAAGACGTTCAGTCAGTAGATGTTCAGGATCTAAAAGATAAAAAGCAACAATACGTCAAGCAAATTGAAGCGATCAAGTCCAGGTTATCAACCCAGGATCAAATCAAACAAGCCAATTCACGAATTGATTCCCTTCAGAAAGAAGAATCACAACTGGCACAACAAATCGCTGACTACGAATTGGACCAGTTTGTTATCGAGAATTTCACCAAGGCCAAAATCGACACCCTGGAGAACCTGATCAACAAAAGGTTCGAATTTGTGAACTTCAAGCTTTTTGAATTGCAAGTGAACGGAGGTGAGGTGCCAACCTGTAAGGCGCTTATCAACGGGGTTCCATTCAGCGATGCCAATACAGCATCCAGGATCAATGCCGGGATAGACATCATTAACACCCTATGCAATTTCTATAACGTGAGCGCCCCCATTTTTGTCGATAACCGTGAGAGCGTAACCAAGCTTATTGACAGCCAATCGCAAATTGTCAGCCTGATCGTATCTGACAAGGATAAGAAGCTGCGGGTTGAATCAGAATCTATTGTTTTGAATTTCGATGATATGATGCAAAAAGGATCTAAAATGATGATGGGTTATTTAAAAGAATCTAAATCAATAAGTCATGAGTAGAGAAGAATTAAATACACTAAGACTTTCAGACGAAGCTCCATTCAATCATGAAGAATATACTGCTTGGCTTCATAATAAAATAATAGACAAAATCAATTATGATTTATGGAATTTCAGGGAAAATAAATCTGACAAAGTAAAAAACACTTATGCAGCTTGTAATCACATAATGAGTTTTGAATCATTAAAAAGAGTATGAAAAATCAACACTACTATTTAGAATTAAAGGACGGTCAAAAAGTTGTTAAGCGATTGAAAACTTCGATTGGCAGTGAGTATGAAGATAGGGGCAGGTTAGAAACCTTCTTTCAAAAACCAGGGCAGAAAATACAGTTCGTGGTATCATCATCAAAAGAAAAAATAATCAATTAATAACCCGCCTATGAAAGCAATGGAATTTCCAGAGGTAAATGTTCGACTTGCTGAAGATCAGCCTGAGTATGAAACCTTGCCGGTGTATCACAATTTTCGGGAAGGTACCATCACCTATTGCTTCGAGCTCGACAATGAAGAGCTGGAGCAGGTGGGAAAAACCGGAAGGATCTGGTTAAAACAAAAGACCTTCAACGGTCCTATGCAGCCAATTTTTGGCACGTGTTTAAAAGAATCATTAATTAAATAAATCAATAGTCATGAGTACAGAAAACAAAAGTTTGGCAGTAACAGAAAATAAGTTTGAAGTGATCCTGGACAGGATTGTAAAACTTGAAGAAACAGGGGTGCAATTCCCTAAAGATTATTCTCCGGAGAATGCAGCGAGATCGGCCTGGTTGATCCTTCAGGAAACCAAGGACAAAGGTGGTAAGGCAGCACTTGAAGTGTGCACCCCAAACAGCGTTGCAAACGCAATGCTTAAAATGGTAACCCTCGGATTGAACCCAATCAAGAAACAATGTTATTTCCTTGTCTATGGGAATAAATTGGAATGCCAACCTTCCTACCAGGGTTCCATAGCCACAGCAAAGAGGTTTGGATTAAAAGCCATGCACGCTATCATCATCTATAAGGGAGATCAATTTGAATATTCCATAACTCCGGACGGACGGACTGAAGTTTCAAAGCACATTCAGACCCTTGATAGTCTTTCCAAGGAAATGCTGGGAGTGTATGCCGTTGCAAATATGGAGGACGGAACTATCGACACTACCATCATGATCATGGATGATATCAAGAAGGCCTGGAACCAGGGACCAATGAATGGCAATTCCCCGGCACATAAAAACTTTCCAGGGGAGATGTCCAAAAAAACGGTCATCAACCGCGCCTGTAAAACGATCATCAACAGTTCAGATGATTCCGGACTGTTCGAGGAGGAGCCTAGCGAAACTACTACAGAGGCGCACGTAAAGCAACAGATTTCTGATAACGCCAATAAAAAAGAAATTGGTTTTGAAGAAGTGGAAGATCAGGAAGAAGGTCAGGAAGAAAAACTTCCAAAAGCTTCAACTGAAGAGGAAAACCAGAAAGCCTATGAGGAAGCTTTGGCTGAAGAAAATAAAGGACCGGGATTTTAAGATATGGAGACAGTTTATAAATTAACAATCGATGGAACTTTTTGTGTGGTACATCTCTTAAGTGATGCTTTTTGCATGATCCAAGAACACGAGTTTGACAATTACAGTAAAGATGTTCCAATGGAATTTAAGTTAGAGATAACTGAAATGAGCGATGCTGAAATTAATGCACTTGGTGAATTTGAAGGATTTTAATATGAAACTAAAAGTGATAGGTACTGGAAGTAAGGGCAATGCATATTTATTGGAAAACGATTCCGAGGCACTCCTTATCGAATGTGGCGTGAACATCAAAGCCATTAAGCAAGCATTGAAGTTCAACCTCTCTAAATTGGTTGGCTGCATTGTTACCCACGAACACGGAGATCACGCCAAATCCATAAAGGAAGTAATGGCAGCTGGGATAAATGTATATGCAAATAGAGGAACTTTTGAAGCCTTAGGTATTCCTGCAGGTTTTGATAAATGTTTTCACAGAGCTCACCCTCTTCATGGTATTGACGATTTCAGAATTGGAGGTTTCAAGGTTATGAGTTTCTCTGTTCAGCACGATGCAGCCGAGCCTTGTGGTTTCCTGATCAATCATAAAGATACCGGGAATGTGTTATTCCTGACAGATACGATGTATTGCCCTTACACCTTCAAGAACCTGCACAACATCATTATTGAAGCCAACTATTCCCACGAACAAATTCGGGTGAAGCTTTCAGAAATGGAGTTCCTCAAGAACCGGGTGATGCAATCCCACATGAGCCTGGATACCTGTATTGAGTTCCTTAAAAAGAATGACCTCAGTAAGGTTAATAATATCGTACTGATCCATTTATCTGATGGCAATAGTGATGAATTGGTCTTTAGATATGAAGTAGAAAATGCCACTGGAAAAACTGTAACTGTTGCCGATAATGGCACCAAAATTCAATTCGATAAAACCCCCTTTTAGAATGATCTATTTACATAATATAGATAACATGAATTTTTATCAGCAAGTCAATAATAAATTTTTTGATTTAGTTGAAGCAGATCCTCCATATTTCAGTGGTCCGGAAAAACGGAAATTTTACGGAAATAAGGTTAGTAAAATCAATGTAAAAAGAAGGGACTATCCCATTACATCGACTTGGAATTTACCAGATAAAAAATGGTTTGATGAAATGAAAAGAATTTCTAGAAACCAGATTATTTGGGGAGCCAATTATTTTGAATTTTTATGTGTACCGTTTAAAACTCCACGAAGAGATGAGATCCATAAATTCATAAAGGAGAATCCAGTAGGTTGGATTATTTGGGATAAATGTAATGGTAGCAGTTCATTTAATAATTATGAATTGGCCTGGACTTCTTTTAACCGACCAACTGTAATTTTCAAATTTATGTGGAATGGAATGATGCAAGGAAAATCATTAAATGAAGGCCATATTCAGCAAGGAAATAAAAAATTAAATCAAAAAAGAATTCACCCTACAGAGAAGCCAATATTCCTATATGATTGGCAATTCAATGAATTCACTTGCGCTGGCCAGAAAATTTATAGTCCCTATGGAGGTAGTTTTTCAGATGCTATTTCTGCTTCAAAATTTGATATTGATTTTTATGGATGTGAGATCGATAAAACAATTTTTGACAAGGCTATTAAGAGATTTAAACAACATCAATCCCAATTATCAATAATACTATAAATGCACGAGTCCCCCCTCTTCAAGATCATTCAGGAAAATGCTTTAAAAACCGGGAACAACTGCGGACTTATGGCAGTGCACTTGTCTCAGCGGTCGGGCATCGCTATGCCAGAGATCAAAGCAGAATTGAACCAATTATTTGTCGATGGGAAAATCAAGGTAAGGGACGGTGTTCACGGAAAACTAATATTCATAAAAACAGCGAAATGAATCACTACGGAAATTCGAGAAAACAAACGCTAACAGCACTGGGTATTCTGATTGTCAGTATAAGCCTTGCAATTTTATCAATTTATTTAACAATTAAAACCCAATAGTATGAGCAAAAAATTTGAAAGAGCAGCGCTCTTGGATTCAATCGAAGCAGAATTCGGAAAAGGATGTGCAGCGATCTGTGAGGAACGTGCCAGACAAAAAGAAGTCAAAGGTTATGACCTTGAACGGGATAGTCATCTGTATAAGGATGAGGAGCTTGCGGAAGCATCAGTCACATATGCGTTAAGTGAAAAATTCTTACATTCTAAAAGTCAACTTTGGCCTTGGGATATAGAAATGTATAATCCTACACCTAACAACAGGCTGAGAGAGTTCCAAAAATCAGGAGCTCTTATGGCCGCACAAATAGATGTAACAATTTTACTTAACAATTAATCCTTAACAATTAAAACCCAATAGTATGCACATTGAAATCAAGAATGCAGAAATCACAAACACCATCTTCCTGAAATGGGAGTATGACCAGACCGACATGGATCGGAAAACCAACATCAAGGCGAAGGCCGATTCTCCCATCCACGAAGATTTAAGGGAAGCCTTTGAGAAGCTCATTCCACACTTTGTCCTGCTTACAGAGATGAAGAAGAAACCGCAGATGGCCAAAATAATCGACCTGAAGCAACTGGATGAGGACCTGCTAAGCAAGTTCAAGGTCCGGGCTTTCACCCTGGAGGAGAAGAATGGCGAAACCTCTGTGAAGATCTCCGGTTATAAGATCCTTACCAGCGGGAAAGCCATCAGCTTCGAAACTCCAAATACCAAACGTGGTAACCAGGAGGAAGGTTATGAATTCTTTGATGAGCTGATGATCTGTATTGAAGATCTGAAAGATGAGATCCTGGAATATATGGAAGGGAAAGAATCCGAGAGGGCACAAGTGGCTATGGAGTTTGGAGATGAGGCCGAGGACTTCGAACCGGAAACAGATCTAAAAGCTGATGCGAAAACGGAAGCCGCATAAAGGAAGTAAGAAGTACCGGAAGATGTGCGGAGAACTCGACCAGGTTGATGTGCTTATCTACATTGACAGGATCTCCCCACACAGATATGAGCTGCACATCAACGGTACTATTATTAAATCCTACAGGAGGCGGCAAAGCTGCAACAATCAAATAATTAAACTCTATAAATCAAAAATTCAGCAATTATGAAAATATTAGTAGGATGCGAGGAAAGCCAGGTAGTTATGAAAGCATTTAGGAAATTGGGCCATGAAGCTTATTCGTGTGATACTCAGGAATGTTCTGGGGGTCATCCAGAATGGCATTTACAAATGGATGTTTTTGAAGCTGCAAAACTAAAAAACTGGGATATGATGATTGCATTCCCTCCCTGTACTTATTTGTCAAGTGCTGGTTTGCATTTCTGTAATATAGAAAAACACGGTATCAAGGCTGTAGAGCGAATTAAAAAAAGAAATAAAGCCATCGAGTTTTTCCTTGATTTATACATATTACCTATTCCGTTTATCTGTATTGAAAATCCTTTGGGCCATATATCAGCTAATATTTTAGATCCAACTCAGATTGTTCATCCATATTATTTTGGTGACCCGGAGATGAAAAGAACAGCTTTATGGCTCAAAAATTTACCAGCATTGAAATACAAATTACAGGATGATTTATTTGGGGCAAGAACTGGAACGAATAAACCAGAACCAGTTCAGGTTGCAATCCGTAAAAAAACAGGCAAACTTAAAAAAAGATATTTTTCTGATTGTTTTGTAAATGGAAAATTAAAAAATCCAAAAGAAAAAAGTAAAACTTTCCAGGGCATAGCAAAGGCTATGGCAGAACAATGGTCAATCCAGAATCTATAAATCAAAAATTATGAGAGAATTAAAGTTTAGGGGTAAATTGTTAAATGATAGCAATAGTTTTAAAACCTACAAAAAAGGAATTGTAATTACCGGTGGGTTTTGTAATCAAGGGATCAAATGTTTTATTGTAGCGCATTTTAATGTTTTTGAAGTGGATCCTGAATCAGTACAGCAATTCACGGGCTTTAAGGATAGGTACGATGAAGAAATTTTCGGAGGTGTTGTTTTAAGCGATTACACCCAAACTGATGAGGGTTTGGTACAATCCAAAATGCAGGTTTTCTGGTGTGAAAAAATCGGTGCCTGGAAATTGGACAATAGCTATCATCAGGATAAATCCAGTGGAGATTTATTGAGCGATGAATTAGCGGACTTCAATTATGAGGTAGTTGGAAACGTTTGTGAAAATCCAGAATTATGCAGATAGTCGAATTTAAAAACGAGTTCCAGGTCCGTATTGATTTCAATCATTGGAGGAAAAGGAATACTGCTGCGGTAAAGAAAATACCCACCGCCCGATTTGATTACAATGAAAAGGTGTGGAGGATAGCACTTAACCAACGGGGCAACCTGGTCCTTCTTCAGAATTACTGTAAAGCTAAATACTACAAAGTGGATGAGTCCCCTCAGGAACTTGGAAACATTGCACCGCTTCCAGAACTGGCTCAGGAGATCCCGTTATCCCATCCCGATGGTTTTGGCTTTAGGCCATATCAAACCAATGGAGTGGCCAGGGGGTTGGAACTGAAACGCTTTATGAACGGGGACGAACAGGGACTGGGAAAAACTTTACAATCTATCGGAACCATCTATGCCGATTACCTCAAGGGTGAAGCTGTATTTCCCTGCCTGGTCATATGCCCGGCTTCCACAAAGATCAACTGGAAAAGGGAATGGGAAATGTGGACCGATCGCAAAGCAATGCTATTGGATGATAAGATAAAAGAATCATGGCCTCGTTACTATGACATAGGAATGGCCGATGTATTCATTGTGAACTACGAGAGCCTGAAGAAGTATTTCGTGCAGCACATGCCGCCAAAAGGAAAGGTGAGAACTTCCAAGGATATCATTATGGATCCACGGGTGGACCTATTGAAATCTATTATCGTAGATGAATCCCACCGGTGCAAGGATACCAAAACCCAACAGGCCAAGTTTACCCTGAACATCTGTAAGAATAAGGAGCGGGTGATCCTGTTGACCGGTACTCCAGTTGTGAACAAGCCAATGGATCTATTCCCTCAGCTGGCCATAATGAACCGGTTGGAGCATTTTGGAGGAAAGAAAGGTTTCCTGGAACGATACTGTGAAGGAGGAAAAGGAGCTGCCAATCTCAAGGAACTTAATTATTTGCTCAACAAACATTGTTTCTTCAGGCGTGAAAAGAAAGATGTGGCTAAGGATCTTCCAGAGAAGCAACGCCAAACCATTATGTGTGATATCACTACCAGAACTGTTTACAATAAAGCTCGCGATGAGTTCGCAAAGTACCTGAAGGAAAAGGGTTGTGATGATGCTGAGGTGGCCAAGAAGTTACGTGGTGAGATTATGGTGAAGATGGCAGAGCTCAAGAAGATCTCAGCCTATGGGAAACTCAATGAAGCAAAAGAATTCATTCACCAGGTAATTGATTCAGGCGAAAAGCTGATCGTGTTCGTGGTCCATCACGTGATCGTAGATGAACTGAAGAAGGAATTCCCGGATGCCGTAACGGTTACCGGTAGGGATAATGGAGAACAGAAACAAGCTTCCATTGATGGCTTCCAGAAAGACCCGGAAGTGAAACTGATCATCTGTAATATCAAGGCTGCGGGTGTAGGTATTACCCTTACAGCTTCCTCACGTGTGGCTTTTATAGAATATCCGTGGACATATTCCGATTGCGTGCAATGCGAGGACAGGGCTCACAGGATTGGTCAGCTCAATAATGTGATGTGTACGTACTTCCTTGGGCAGAAAACCATAGATGAGTATCTCTATGAAATGATTCAGGCCAAGCGGCACGTTGGTAATGCCATCACCGGTGCCACTGATAAAATGGAAATGACCATGGTAAGTAATTTAATGGAACTTTTTAATTAATAAATATGAAAACCAAACTCACACCCATTAAAGAATTACGGCCTGGGGACAAAGTGTATGTTGCTTGGCCTTCAGATATAAAACGCCCAGACTGGCATAAATTTCCAGATATTCTTACTGTTCGTAGTATAGTTCTGAATCCTGCAACGGTAAATATTATGGAAAGCGGAGGCGTTTGTTTACAGGCAAATGAATTTCATAAGGTACTAAGTACACCGGTTCAGATACCACATAAAAAAGAACAACAACTATCAATGTTTTAAATAAAAATATATAATAATGGCAGACAATAAAAGGAGTTTCGTCGCGTATGCCGACTGGTTAGAATCTTTCGAAATGTTGGAAGATTCGGAAGCCGGCAAGCTAATCAAGCATTTGCTTAAATATGTAAATGACCTCCATCCGGTTATGGAAGATCGTTTGTTAAAAATAGCCTTCCAACCAATGAAGTTGCAGCTTAAGAGAGACCTTAGTAAGTACGATGAAGTTTTAAAAAAACGTATTGAATCGGGAAAAAAAGGAGGAAAAATAACACAGTCTAAAGCAAAACAAGCACTTGCTCGAAGTGCTAAAGCAAATCAAGCAAGTGGGAAGCAAGTTAAAGCAAATCAAGCTGATAATGTTAATGATACTGTTACTGTTATTGTTAATGATACTGTAAATGAAAAAAAAGAGAGAGAGGAAAATTCCCGCGCACTTCTTTTTCTAAAAACTGAATATCCCCAGAGGTTTGAAACTGACTTCCTGATGAAGTATAAATCCAAGATCCAGAATCCAAAAAAGTTTGCAGAGGATTTTAACGATACCGTTGATCAGGAAAGTTTAGAATTTACCGATAGGATTCTATTTGGCCGACTCGGAAAATATGCAAGAAACTGGATCGAGAACCAAAACAAATATTCCAAAACCCCAGCCCCCGATTCGTATGAATCAGGAAAACATAAAAGATTTTAAAAATGGCAGAGCCAATACAAAATAAATCGAATTTCCGTTCAAAAGAATCTCAAGTGATTTCACTCGAGAAAGGAAAAATCCCACCTCAGGCAATTGATCTGGAAGAAGCAATTTTGGGAATAGCTCTACAGGATAAATACGCAATCGGCCAGGTAGTAGAAATTTTCCGAAAGGAACAGGTATTTTATAAAACTGCACATCAGGAAATTTATGATGCTATGCTTGAGATGTTCGAGGAAAGTGAACCGGTGGATCTTCTTTCGGTAGTCCACAAATTAAAAACCAGGCAATCCCTTGAAAAAATTGGAGGTGAATTCTACCTGATCCAGCTCACCCAAAAAATATCTTCCTCCTCCCACATCGAACATCATTGCAGGATCGTTATGCAAATGCACGTTAAGCGCCAATCGATTCGGGTAGCCAATGAGATCATAGAAAACTCTTACAACGATGAAACGGATATCTTTGATTTGCTTTCAAAATCCCAAAAGGAAATCGATGATGTTGCCCAATGGCTGATCCGAAAAAAACCCCACGATTTTAAAGCTGTGGTCGATAGTATTTTTGATGCATCAGAAAATAACATTTCCGGAGTTCCGAGTTCATTGGAAAAACTCCAGAAGAAATTAAACGGGTACCGGGAAACAGATTTGATTATTCTAGCGGCTCGTCCGGGGATGGGAAAAACCGCCTTGCTTCTCAATGAGGCAAAACATATGGCCAAGCTTGGATTCCCTGTTGGGATCTTCAGCCTGGAGATGAGCGCCAAAGATTTGGGACGTAGGATGCTTGCCGAGGAATGTGGAATTGATTCAAGCAAATTGACCCTCAACCGGATTGAAGATTTTGAACGAAAGATGATGAATGAAAAAAGGGCAGAATTTGAAAAGCTCCCGATCTACATTCACGATCAGGCAGGACTTACTCCGATGGAATTAAAAATTCAGGCCGGAAAATGGAAAAGGGAAAACGGGGTCAAGATGTTCTTTGTAGATTATTTGCAGCTGATGAATGCTTCAGGAAAAAACGGTACCGGGAATCGCGAACAGGAGATCAGCAGTATCTCCAGGTCCCTCAAAGCTACGGCCAAGGATCTTGAATGTCCGGTGATGGCACTATCTCAATTGTCCAGAGCCGTTGAACAGCGAGGAGGTTTCAAACGTCCCATCCTTTCAGATCTCAGGGAATCCGGAGCAATCGAACAGGATGCCGATGTTATTATGTTTCTTTTGCGACCTGAATATTACAAAACTTTCGAATGGGATGATGAAGATCATTCATCTTGCAGAGGTCAGGCTGAAATATCCATTGCTAAATTCCGTGGAGGCGAAACCGGTCAAACGATTGTTGGTTGTGATCTTCAGTATATGCGATTTTATGACCTGGAGGAGCGGGATTCGTTCTTTGAAAAACTTCCTAACCAAGATCCCAACGATGCCTTTGAACCTGTAGCCGTAGATGCTGATGATGATGATGATCTCCCATTTTGATGAAGTGGACCACCGAGGACATAAAAAAACTCAGTCTAGGTAATAATTATACCGAAACCGTACCTGATCAGACCAAAAACGTGATCAAATTACCCAAAATTGAAAAGCTTTCCATCGAAAAAGAAACCATCAAGAAGATCCTTTGGGTATTTCACCGCGAAGGATTGATCCCGGAGTACGTGGAAGAGCTGCAATTTCACCAGGAAAGAAAGTTCCGCTTTGACTGGGCTATACCAGAGCTGATGATAGCCATCGAATATGAAGGTGTGTTCTCTAAAAAATCAAGGCACACAACGGTCAAAGGCTACACCAACGATTGTGAAAAATACAACCTTGCTACGCTTGAGGGTTGGAGAATCCTTCGATATACCGCAAAAAATTATCATAATTTGGGAAGCGACTTAAAAAAAATGTTAACAAAGTAATAATAAATATTACTTTTATCGTTAAGTTTGTGTCTCACAATGACCTATAACCGCTAAATATTCACGCCTATGAACAACACGATCCACCATTTAGAAAACGATTTTGAAGTGATGCCGATGGAAGATCCTGAAGCAACCACTGAGGAAAATACTAACCAACAATTTTAAATCTATGAAATTAAAGCACACTCAGCAAAAATCAGCAAACCGAAGCTTTAAACCAGGAGCCCCACGAGGATATACTCCATGGGCAATGGCAAAACTTTTTAGCCCAAAACCTAATAGCCAAACTCAAACAAGAAAGCGAGAAGCTAAACGGCTCAGGGTTCTAAACCCAACCTAAAAACAAATCGCAGGATAGAGCAGTCGGTAGCTCGCCGGGCTCATTACCCGGAGGCCATAGGTTCGAATCCTATTCCTGCTACAAAAACCCCGATAGAATAACCGCATCGCCTTTACCTCGAAAAATGGTGCGGTTGAAAAAACAAGGCTTTTTTAAATACCCCCCCCGATGAATGCCTAAGATCGTACGTGCTACCAAGATTGAAAAAGAAGAGCGAAGCAGGAAGGTCCAGCTATGGATCCTGGAAGGAAAGTCTGACGTCAATATCATCAAAGAAATTCGGGAGAATTGGGAGCTTAGCTCCAGACAAGGCCAGCGATATCTAACAACAGCCTATGATGGGTTCAGAAAGGACCAGGAGATATCCATTGAAAGCAAACGATCCTCCAAAATTGCAGAGCTTCAGGAGTTGATATGTTCAATGAAAGAAGCACACAAAGGCACCCCGGCTGGTATCAATGCCCTGGGTAGAATCCACAAACAAATCATCAGGTTGCAAGGCACTGAATCTGTTAAAAGGCACTTGATTGAATTAGAATCCACCACAGAATTTAAAGGAATTTCATTTGTAGAGTAATGATATACGTCGATAAATCAGGTAACGTAAATTTAAGTAAGCTTCACCAGGTGCAGAAGGATTTTATTAGATCTGAAAGTTTACATACTGGACTGATCGGAGGCTATCAATCTGGAAAATCTGTAGCTGGAACCATCAAGGTACTTACCAAGCTACTAAAAAACCCGGGTGTTCCTTGTGCTTATTATCTTCCTACCTACCGACTGATAGCCGATATGTTGGTGCCTAAATTTGAGAAGCTATTTGAAGGGTTAAAAATCCCTTACCAACATTTGAAACAAGACAACTCTTTCATAACGAAATACGGAAAGATAATGATGCGCTCCCTCGACAACCCAAGCAGCATTGTTTCTTATTCTGTTGGCTATTCAATTGTAGATGAATTTGATGTTATACCATCTGATAAAATGAAGATTGCTTTAGGACGTATTGTCTCCAGGAATAGTTTTAAATCAACAACAGGGGAAAAGAATTGTATTGATTTCGTTTCCACTCCGGAAGGATTTGGATTTGCCTATAAGTTTTTTGTAAAGGATAAGAATGATAATAAGAAACTTCTAAAGATCAGCACGCTCGACAATGCACATAACCTTGCTGATTCCTACATCCAAGGGCTTCGAGAAGCATACACTGAAAATCAATTAAAAGCATACTTAGGAGGTGAATTTGTAAACCTCACATCTGGTACCGTATTCCATTCGTTCGATAGAACACGCAACCATACCATCAGGGAAATTGAAGTGAACGACGTCCTGCACATTGGAATGGATTTCAATATTACCAATATGAGTGCCGTGATACACGTAACTGATGGCAATGATTTACAGGCAGTAGCAGAAGTTACCAAGGCGTACGATACGGCTGATATGATTAATATCCTTAATAATAGATACCCAAAGAGATCCCTGGTTATCTATCCAGATGCTTCAGGAGATAGCAGGAATACCGCAGGAGATTCAGATATTAAATTATTGAGGAACGCAGGTTTTAAAGTGATTGTTTCCAGATCCAATCCAAAGGTCAAGGATAGGATCACTGTAGCCAATGCAGCTTTTAAAAATGCAAACGGGGTCAGTACTTATTTCGTGAACACGAATAATTGTCCTGAATATACCGAAGCCCTGGAGCAGCTTGCATATAAAAACGGAGTGCCCGATAAGGATAGCGGGTTTGACCACATCACCGATGGAGGAACTTATTGTGCCTATAAGATCAAAAAGATAAATGCCATAGAAGAATGGGGAAGCAGCAAAGCCTTATAATATTCCAGGACAAAACGGTTGGTGAATACTTACTGATCGAGGACCGCAGCCTTATCGATACTATTTTGGCAAATGTAAATCCTAAGCGAAGTATCAAGGTGAGCTGGAACCAGAAAGAATATATCTACAGGCCCAGGGTGAATGATCTTTTTCAGATCCAATGGAAGTGGGTGATCAAAATAAAGCAAGGCATCGGGAATTCAAGCCTGAACTCGGTGAAAGAAATATTGAGCGCGGTGTTCCCGATCATGACCGATCAGCAATTTTACAACTGTTCTGTCTTTGATGTGTTCGCTGCCTATGCCTGGATTGTGGAGGAGGTGAATAATATCTATGAGGTCGAGAAATTAAAACTTCATAAAAAACCCAGCTCAAAACAGATCGCAGCCGGGATTGAGGAATTTGAACAGTTGGAAGATGTGCCTTCCATAGACGGGATGGCAAAAGGGGACCTTACAAAATATGATGAAGTGTTGGAACTCCCTTATGGGTTGGTCCTTAGAAAAATGCTCTTGAACAAGATTCAAAACGAATATGATGAACGTTATTCAAAACTAAAGTAATGCAGGATATAGTCGATTACACGGAGGCCTTGGCAGCTACATTGGAGTTTAAGTATCAGTACGGACAAATGCATTGGCAAAACCTTATTGATGCCTTAGAGGACACCGAGCTGCCTTTTGCAGAAAAGCAAATATACCTGTTGTTCCTATGGCACGATGAAGAGGACACGATCAATAGTCAGGGAAGCTGCGAAGGGCAAACCATCACCGGTGAATTGTTGCTGATGGTCCGCTCTCAACTAAGCGATGAATCCCAGGAGACCAAATACCGCGATGCCGTGAAGCATCTTAAAACCATCTCGAGTACCGTGCGGGATGGGTACGTTGACTGTGATGGTTTCCGGGTCAAGAGGTGGAAAAAGATCGAGGTATATGATGAATTCGATACCAACATGGATGGGTTAAAAATAAGTTTCACTATTGAAAAAACAGAGGAGTAATTATGGAAGCAAAGGAAAAAGCAAAGGATATTTACGATAAAATGAAGGGGTTTCGGGTTAAGAATACTCACAGAAAAAAATGTGCACTGATTTGTGTAGACGAAATATTATACAGTATAGAAGCTGCACATGATAGCGTTTGTTATTTAGCAACAAAAGGATTTTATCAAGATGTGAAAGAAGAATTAATTAAAATGCAATGACAAAATCACTTAAAAATAGATTCGCGAGGCTGGTATTATTTGCAGCCCTGGCATTGATGTTCTGGTTGTTTGACCTGACCTTTCTCGCTTGGATGTTTGGCGCAATGGTAATCCTTCCATTTATAGGTGGTGCAATTATATGGATGTTTAAATCAATTAAAAATAGATAATTATGAGTGAAGTAAAGCCAATTTCAGATGCTAAAGAAGCTCTGATGATTACCAAAAGAAACGTTTTGGGAATTGAGAATATTAAAATTACTATTAGAACTATTGCCGAATCAGGAAATAATTTCACTACTGTTTTTGGGTATGTAGAAAATGATGTAAAACTAGAACTAATGAAAGATGGTTTTAGTGTATCTGAAGGAGTTGATAATTTGGGGGCACCATTTTTATTAATTAAGTGGTAGTTCTCATTAAATGAACCGCAAAGCAATCTATACCAAATACCTCGAACGATTCAAAACGGATCTGATCACCAACTATGATAAGTTGGGATTACGTGCTTCAGGGAAGTTTGCCGATAGCCTGGAGTATAAGATCCAGGGCAATAAGCTCACGATGTACGGGGCATATCATTCCATTATAATGGAAGAGGGCAGGAGCTCCGGAGGTTTCCCACCACTCAAAGCCATTGAGGAATGGATCGAGGTCAAGAAAGGATTGCCCGCGATATTCGTGGAGAAGAAAAAACAATTTGCCTTTATCATTGCCAGGAAGATCGCGAAGGAAGGGATCAAGGTTCCCAACGAGCATAATGCGGGAAAGGTGATCTCCGATGTGGCAGTGCTTTATTTGGGAGAATATTTATACAAGCTGCTCGATGAAGTTGGCGAAGAGTTTATGCGAGAGGTTGATTTTGAATCAGATTTTAAAAACATATTAAACGCTGCATAATGGGATCAATATTAAAAATAAAGATTTACGACGTTGTTGAAGGACGCAACACTTATTTCGGATGGAGACAAACCGATAGCATTGGGGTCAGCACTACTATAGTATTCGAATTCGAAACCTTAAGGCAAATTGCTTTTCAGGTAACCATCGCGCCTGATTTAAACCAGGCTTTAAAGGATGCGATGGATTTAGACCTGGTCCCTTCAGGGAATTGGCTGACAAGCATAGATGCAAATTACCTGTACCTGGAATCATTGGTGGATGGATTGATCTTTAACTTCTTTGGTTCACCCAATTACACCATTGTAAATGATCCTATTGAAGTAAGATCGATAATATATACCGCAGAGGTTTTAGCTGCCAATCCTTCCGAGATCGTACTGACTCAAGCCCTGCCATCCGGGGCAATCCTAAATGCATACAATGACAATGTAATCCGATTCACTGCGGCGGGCATCGATAAGTTTAATCTGTTGGCGAACGAGCAGTTACCCGCAACCCTGTATCCTTCTCCAACGGGAAATTACTTCCTGAACCTAAAAGACTATGCGGTTGCCCTGATCAATCAAAACCTTTTTTCCGATGGGATCACTCCTGATATTGAGGTAGCCGGTTATGTATATGCAGATCCTTCCTTGTTTTTAGAAATGAACCTGAAGCTTACCTATGGCACCTTCATTCAAACCTCAAAATTCTACTTCTTAAAATCGGTTGCGCAAATAGCGAACTATCTCGAGAAGAACATCACCAAGAATTACATCCTGTTGCCGGTTTCAGGACTGGAGCATAAAGTAACCTATTACGAGGGCTATCCCTTTGATGTTTCCATCTTCAGCAACGTATTAAGAACGATCACCCTGCTAAATAAAACCACTACCAATAGTGCGGCTTTGGATTTCAGCAGATTTGTGAACAGGCTCTTCTTTTCCCAGGGGAGCGAAAACTTTACAATCGATGATGTGCTGCCAATGCAGACAGGATTCAATCGGTTGGAGGTACAGTTCGATGATGTTTCAAAACTAGACCTCATTGTAAAAAAGAAAGCATCGGTATGCGCTCCCTACTTCAAGTTCTACAGAAACTCCGGAGGTTGGGGCTATATCCGATTTGAAAAAGAAGTGGTGATATTAAGCACTACCAAGGATGGGAAAGATGTGAGGGTAGATTACAACGGGATCCAGAACACCCTGACCAGGACCCTCAACGAAGGCAAGGAAACCACAGTGGTATTGGAATTATCTACTGAGCTTCTGGAAACCTGGGAGATGGAGAACTTCAAGGACTTCATAAAATCTCCAAGGGTGGAAATGTACACCGGTGATATATTCCAAAAACAAACAGTGAGCAGTTGGTTTGGAGTGTCCGTAAAATCTTCCGGACTGGCCACCACCAAAACCAAAACGCTATTGAACAGGGAGAAGGTGAAGATTGAAATCGAAGAATATAACCTGCACTTATAATGATCATACGTCTTTACATCAATGATTTTCTAGTGGACCTGGTAGAAGGCCAGAAAGTAAATTATACCAAGCAAGTGAACAGCGTGGAGAATCCTTCCTCCAGACAATCCAATGTTTCCAGGAACTTACTCGCGAGCAAATCAGCAAGGAACATATTGAACTTTGAGGGCCTTGGTATTTCAGGGAGCACTTCAAACCTTCCTTATCAGCATAATTCTGCCCGGCTCTTTGTCGGCAACCTTTGTTTGATCTTTAAGGGATCGGCATATTTTGAGGAATCTACGGATGATGGCTACAGGATCAGCGTGTATGATGGGAACATCGATTTCTTCAAGGCCATGGACAACCTGAAGTTTGACCAGATCCCATTGCCCGAGATCACCCACATTAAAAATGTGGCCACAATTATAGCAGCATGGAACAATAGCCTCACGAATGTATTTAATTACTTCCTGGCAGATTACAACGGGAAAACCTTTTATGATGTGGCAACCAGCACGCATATCAATATCGATTATATGGTGCCAAGCGTGCAATGCAAATATCTATGGAACAAAATATTTGCTTACCTGGGATTCACTTTTGATTTGAGCATCTATGATGATGTGCAATTCGATAATAATTTCATCACCTATCCAAAAGGGATCCTAGCCGGAACCGTGGGAGCAAATCAATTATCCTTTACTTTCGACAATCAAAAAATGATCAGTGATTGGCCGTATGTGAATTGGTTGTGGGCCGGTAACTTCATTACAAGTTTTGTCCTCACGGCGGGAACTGTAATTGAAAACTCATTTGCTTCCTATATGAAATGTTGGAGATGTCCAGAGACAGGATCTTACAATCTAAATATCAGCGGAACCTTATTACCAAAAGCCAAGAAAGGCGTGGATTCTTTTTTCTACCGGGTTTTAAATCTCGAGAATGTTAGCCCGCACAATGTCCGGGACATTATCAATACTGAACAGAACGGACCCGGCAGACGCCGTGTAAAATTGATCGCAGGGGGCAGTGGCACTTTGGATTTCGATGTTCCGGAAAATATATCCTTGCAAGAGGGAGAAACCATCACCTTCATCTACGATAAGGCCAAAGATGTCGACAGCGATAACTCCGTGTTGAATTTTGTCGCTGATATTTCCAAAGTGGACCAAACCGAGATCAATCAAACCGAATTCTTCAAAGGCCTGAGTGTGAAAGATTTCTTCAGGGAACTCATTTGGCGATTTGGACTGACTCCCTACACGGTCAAGGATGAAAACAAGATCGAGTTCCTTACCTGGGATGAACGCATTAATGGAGCA